CTTCAGTTCGTGGTTCTATGGGAGTTATTTTTGATTTCCACAGAATCATTAAAATAATCCACGATGTGTTCGATGGATTGAAGAATTGGTTGTTCCCTCCATGTCAATCAGAAATTGATTCTCGAGTTACAAAGTTTATTGATGATGTTTCTCGAATGTCCGTTCATGATAAAATTGAGTCAGTTCCTTCCGATCCTGAATATGCTCGTCAAATTAAGGAACTCAAGGAAGAATCTATTCGTCTTCGTGATATATTAGGTTCTAGTCGAAATTCCGTCCTAAATACCGCATATAGAGATGCTGCTATGAAAGTTGATAAGCTTCATGAATATATTACTACTAACATTAAATGTGGTACTATGTCCTCGAGGCCTATTATTTTGTGGATGTATGGTTCTGCTGGAAAAGGCAAAACATCCGCTGCCAATTGCATTTCTCGCTTGTGGTATGGAATGATGGAGAAGACAAATGATATTCCAGTTCGTGACACAAAAATTTCTTATCCCAAGAATTTTAAAGATGATTATTGGGATGGTTATGATGGACAACATTCCGTTTTGCTTGAAGATTGTTTTCAGGTTAATGACCCTTCGATGCTTGCTACAGTCGCTGCGACATTTATTGCAATTGGTCAGGATTCACCATATAAATTGAATATGGCCACGCTTGAAGGAAAAGCTGGAACTTATTTTACTAGTTCTTTAGTAATTATCACAGCTAATGCCAGTCCAGAACAAGTTGCAAATACTCTGAAAGTATCAGATGCGCAAGCATTTCTCAGAAGAATTTCCTTAGAAGTTAAAGTTACTCGCCCTGGAACACAAGTCAGATGGTCAGATTGGAAATTCCAAACAATCGATAGAGAGAAAAAACCGAGAGCAGACCTTGATATGATTGGTCTTATGAAAGAGATCAAAGATATTAAAGAAAGTTACTCTAAGACTACGCAGGCCCTTAGGATGGATTTACCTAAGCCATCTGAGATGGGTTTTGTGAATCAAATGGAAGTTGAAAATGAAGCTGATCTTGGTGAAATACGCTTGCAAGAAGATGATGATGATTCTGCTACACAGTTTGTCAATCTGCGTGACAGTCTTGAAGATCTTTTGCCGCACACTCCTATTGAACAAAGTATAGGAGAGAAGAGAGATCTTAGTGCTATAATAGATCCAAATAACGATTTTGTTATTCAGATGCCTGATAATTATCCAGAAAAGGAATTTATGCGAGCTGAATCAACTTTGAAATATAAGTTGCCTCCTGCATTGTCCGATTGTGACCCTAATGAATGGTGTCACGGTGATGGCTTCACTCATTTGGATTATACTCATTATGGAGCCAATATCAAAAATCCTTTGGACCACAGATTTATGCAGGAATGGAGAGACCGTGTTGGACCTTCTACTTTTATGGGTCATTTGTGTAAACTACATATGATTCAAGAAGGAAGAGTTAACGTTGGTACTTATGTTCCGCCTGATTTTTTGCGTTATACGTATCGAAATTTTTCACCTGAAGCAATTTTTGTGATCTACAATACAGAACATGTAGGTCTCTGGCGTAATGAATTTTTCTTTTGCAAAACACCTTTGAGTCTTCTCTTGCATGCCCTCCTCCCTCGTTTTAAATTGTCCGATAGATCTTTTTCTTTTTACAATTGTTACCTTGGATATTATCTTATCAAAGCTGGAGAGTGTCAATTGGACGATCTTCACTCAAATGAAGATGTGAATCTTTGGTTATCTGAAGCATATAGAGTTCATGCATTAAATGATTTGTCTCGTTCTGGTTCATTCTTTGGGATGTTTAAGTTCACTCCAACAGATTGGCTTTCCAAACTGGATATGGATCAAAGAAGATACTATGATATATGGCAAACTCAACTCATCGAATCTGTCAGAGATACTACTGACAACATTACTTTTGAAGCTACTGGTTTTAAGTGGATTATGAAATACCACAAAGAGATTAAGTTTCTTACAGCTACTCTTGTCATGATTCTCGCTTTCTTTGTTATTTATAAATTGTTTAAGAAAAACAAGAAGAAAGAAGAGAAGGTCATTGCCCCTGAAGAACAGATCGATGTTACTCCCGAAGAGCTTGAAACTTTGAACAAAGCTGTTCCTGATATGAAGTTTTCGCAAATGCCAGATGGTGGTATTAAAATTGAAGATCTCCCTGAACCTAAAGAGGGAGATGAAGCTATTTCTATCCCTAGAGCTTTATGGGATAAGACCATTGGAAAATTTGTTTCTCAGTCCTATGGCGGACAACCCGCTCTTAGACTTCAGAAGCTTAAAGTTCAGCAAATGGCGTCCAAGCTTAAAAAGGACATTCCTGCTAATGTAAAGATTCAGAATCAAGCTGGAGCGGGCGTTGAAGTGTCCCAACAATACAATGGCGTTGCTAAGAATATGGTTCACTTTTCTATTTTTAAGAAAGGAGAAACCAAAAGCGCCGGGAGACTTCATGCCATGTTTTTGCGTAGAAGAATATTACTTTTGCCAACGCATACTCTCATGTATGCTGGACCAAACCATAGAGATGTCCAAATTTTCTATCCTACCCGAACAGAAAATAATCTTTTGGTTATCGAAAATTTTTTTATTTTCGATAAGGATGTTTGGGTTCCGCGATTTGAATGCTATCTTTTAAATGGTGATCTTATGGTCATCAATTTGGAAGAAATTAATCAAATTCCCCTGGCAAGAGACATGACCAATAAGTTTATTCCTGAAGCTAACCTTGCTAAAATTACGAATGGACTTACCTCTCTTACGACTTTTAAATACGCCAATTCAGTTCTTTCTACCAACACTGTTCAAGCCCCTGCTAAAATTAAGATGGATCTTATTGTTCCAGATGATGAGAATACTTTCGGGTATACTCTCCGTAACTATGTTTCGTTTAAATATGCCACGGAATCTGGAAATTGTGGTTGTCCTTATTACACTAATGATCCTCATTGCGCACCTGGTTTTTTGTTTGCAATTCATATTGCATACGATAATGTACGATGCGAAGCTGTAGGACAAATTTTGACCAAAGAAATGGTTCAAGAAATTCTTCAAGCCTGGCCCGCTGTTACACCACAAGCAGAGGAAGATGTAGAAATTCCTCATATGGATTCACAACCTCCTCCGATCAATACTTCCGATTGGGATGCACTTTATGCTCAACTAGATGTTAGAGAAATTTCAGATGTTAGTATTCACCAACCTACAAAGACTATGTTTCGTATGACTCCTTGGAGCGGTTTGCTTATCCAAAACAACAGAGTTCCTGTTCACCAAAAACCTTTTATGAACAAGAAGGGTATTAGGATTGATCCTAAACTTAAAGCTATGTGGGATTATGCAATTAAACAAAAGGATTTTACTTCCGAGCAATGGGATATTTTTGCTACTTGCGGAGAGGTATTGTCTGGTGAATTACCCCCATGCCAAAATATTGAACCACTAACCTGGGGAGAAGTTGTTAATGGAAGAGTTAGCGCGCTTGGAGTCACTCCCAAAATAGATATGAAGAAGAGTGGCACTTGGAGAGCTTATGTCGAGTTTGGAAAAGCAACCGACAAAGGCGAGTTCTTTGAATGTGTAAAACATAGAACAAAGAAGTGCAAAGAATGTACTACTTCTGGTGAACCTTTTATGCCAGATATGTTCCTTCAACATGATCTTAATGAACTAGAATACGTTTTGGAATACAAAAAGATCAATTTGCCCTTCATTACATTTTTCAAAGACGAAGTTTTGGATGAAGCAAAAGTCAATGAAGGCAAAATCCGTGCTTTTGATGGATCCCCAATTGAACTGTTTTTACTTATGAAGCGATGGTTCGGTTCTTTTAGAGAACAAATCACTTCAGATCCCGTAGCATTTCATATGTCGACAGGAATTAATCCGCATTCAACACAGTGGAAGACCTTACACGACGATTTGGATCGTTTTGATCAAGCTTTCGATGGTGACTATAAGAAATATGACAAACATATCATGTTCGAAGTGGCTATTTGTGCTGAAAGTGTTATACTTGGTTGGTATGACAGAAAAGCCAGACAATTGAAAAATCAAAGTGAGAAAACTATGCGATATCACAAGATTAGGGCAAATTTGCTTAATTCTGTAATCATAGTTCTTCATCACTTCAGAAATATTGTTTTTCAAACAGTTGGACCAAATCCTTCTGGACAATATATGACTGACATTTGGAACAATATTATCAACATGCTTTTGCACATGTATTGTTATTGCAAATTTGTTATGCAAGCTCAGCAAATAGAATTTACTAATGAAATTGCAATGTCATTTTTCAGACTCAATGCCATCAATTGTGGTGGTGATGATCATATTCTTACGAATAATATTCCTGGTTATAATTTTCAATTCATCAAAGAGACTATGGCAGAAGTTGGTCATGTTTATACTCCTGCTGATAAATCAGATTACTTTTTATCTGATTTCAAGAGGTTATGTGAAGTTACTTACCTCAAGAGACGTTTTGAAGAACACAATGGTCTTATTTTTGCGCCATTGGAGATTAATGTTGTTCTAAACATTATGAACTGGAAGACAAATAAAATTCCAGATGTTCAAGCTTTTAAAGATACTGCTATGTCAGTTATAATCGAAATGTTCCATTATGGACGTTACGATTACGACAGATTTTGCAGCATATTGAACGAAGAGTTCAATAAACGTTTTAGTTCTCGTATCGATTTTGCCACTTATAATGAGATGATGGATAAATTTATCGAAGGAAAGATTAGATTTATCAACCAAGGAAAAGATTGGGCTGCTAATATGCTTAGAAGTCATACTGAAAAGAGAAGACAGCTCAATATCAAAAAGTTTGATCATAATACTGCTCGTGCCCAAGCTATTGCCTTAGCAGAAAGAAATGCTAGAGAAAAAGAAGAAAGGCGAAAAACAGAAGCTGCGCAAGCTGAAATGCGTGCTCTCGTCGCACAAGACAGACAAAGAGAGCTCGAAGAGAAATATCGAGCTAAACGTGATGCTGAAATTGCTTTGGCTGCTAAAAGAGCCAAAAGAGACCAATTTAAAGATGCCAAACGAGAGAAGAAAATGGAAAAACTCAAAAATAGAGCACTCGCAAGAGGTCAGACTCCTGCACTTCCCAGAAAGGAAGAAGAAAT